CGCCCATGGCCATGAAACGCCTCCAATGGGAAATCGGCGATATTGAACAATCCAAGCCTGAGGACGACGGGGTGGTGATCGACGCCCATGACCGCTTCGCTAATCTCTGACCTCACCATGCCGCCCGGCTACTACCTCGGTGCCAAGGGGGCCTGGTGCACCCTCCCATGGCCCACCACCAAAACCGAAAAAATCGACCTCATCTCCCACTCCCTAGGCCCCGCGGTCATCGACTGGGCCGAATGGCGCACCGATGAACCGGGCCTCCTCAACGACGACGGCGAACCCTGGCGATTCACACCAGGGCAAGCCCGCTTCCTCATCCTCTGGTACTGCTTCAACGACCAGGGGCGGTTCATCTACCGGCGTGGCTGCAAACGCGGCAGCAAAGGCAGCGGCAAGGATCCGCTAGCCGCCGCCATGTGTAACATCGAGCTACTCGGCCCCTCCCAGCTCCACTGGGATGGCACCCGCTACGTAGGCAAACAACACACCATGCCCCTCGTGCAGATCGCATCCAACTCCGAAGAACAATCCAAAGATGTGCTGAGGGTTGCCAACGCCCAGTTTGGCGTTGAGGCCACCAACTACTACGGGTTAGACAAGGGGAGGACTGCGACCTTCGTGAAGACCTCCCCAGCCCGCATCGAAGTACTTACAGCCTCGGAGCGGTCTTCCGAAGGCGACCCGGCTACTTTCATCGTGCTCAATGAAACCCACCACATGACCCAGCGCTCCGGCGGGCATGCAGTCGCTAAAGTCGCCCGCCGAAACGTCGGCAAATCAAAGAAAAGCGTGCAGGCCCGAATGGTGGACTTCACTAACGCCCACTGCCGGGGCCAAGACTCCATCGGCGAAAAGACTTTTGAGGCATGGCAGAAACAACAATCCGGCAAATACCCGCAGCTCAAGAAAGACATCCTCTATGACTCCATTGAATTTGACCCCAAGCTAGACATCTACGACCCCAAGCAGCGCATGCTGGCGCTCCAGCAGGCCTACTCCGACGCCCCCTGGGCCGACCTCGAACGCCTCTCCGACGAAGTGGTAGACCCCGAACTCTCGGCCGGTGACGCCATCCGTTTCTACATGAACGGACTCGGAGACGCCGAAGACTCCTACGTGTCTGCCAAAGCATGGGCGGCACTCGCCGACCCCAGCCGCCAGTTTGAGCCGGGGGACCAGATCGCCATGTTCCTCGACTGCTCTAAATCAGAAGACGCCACAGCCCTCATGGGCTGCCGAATCAGTGATGGTTTCAACCAAACCCTCGGGGTGTGGTCGAGGCCCCGCGGCCCCCGCGGCGAAGGCTACCTCGTCGACCGCGACCAGGTGGACGCCAGGGTGCGGGAAATCATGGAACTATACAAAGTCGTCTGGTTCGGCGTCGACCCATCACCCGCCAAAGACGACACCACCGAAGCCTCCTACTGGAGGCCCCTCATCGACGCATGGCACCGTGACTTCCGCCGAAAACTCCGCTGCTGGGCCACAAAAACCCACTCCGTCCTCTGGGACATGCGGCTCTCCGAACCCGGCGCCGCCGACCGGAACCGCCGCTTCTCCCAGGAAGTAGAAATCATCCAAGACCTGATCGACAAAGACGGCCTGGACGGCCCATTTCGGCATGATGGTGACCCGGCGCTCACAGCGCACGTGAACAACACGAAAATCAGGTGGAACAAATTTGGCCTAGCGATTGGTAAAACCAGCCGTGACAGCCACCAACTCGTTGATCTATGCGTGGCCATGGTGGCAGCCAACGTAGGCAGGCGTGAAGCCCTAAACTCCGGCAAGGTCCGAGCCCGCCGCAAGAGTGGCCCCAAGAAGCGAAGGAGAGTGATGATCGGATGACTTTTGAACTAATCCCCGACTACGAACTCACTGCCGACGAGCATAACCTCATCGCCAAGCTGTCGGGGCGGCTGCAAGAACACGCCCAGAAGAACAGGCAAAAATGGGCTTACTATGAGGGCAAAAACGCCCTCAAAGATCTGAACATTGCCCTGCCCGCGGTTGCCAGCAGCATCCGGGCGGTCGTCGGCTGGCCCGAAATCGTCGTTGATTCCCTAGCGGAGCGGCTGGAGTGGCAAGGGTGGATATCCCCTAGCGGGGACATTACCGCCCTAAACCAAGTATTCGCCGACAACGACCTGAGCTCCGAGTTCGCCAAAGCCACTCTCGAATCCCTTGTCACCGGCATGGGATTCCTCGAAGTATCAGCCGGCGGCGATGGCGAACCCACCATCATTATTGATGCCGTCACTGCCAATGAGGCCACCTACATGTGGGACGATCGGCTTAACCGCATGGCAGCAGGATACATCGAAAAAACCGGGGAAAACGGCGAAAAATACCAAACCCTACACCTGCCGGACCGGGTGATCTCTATCATCACCGACCCCCGTGAAACGGAAAAAGAAACCATCTGCGTCAAACACGGCTGGGGCAGGTGTGGCCTGATCCGTATCCCGAACCGGTCCCGCGCCGGGAAAGACGCAGGCGCCTCGGAAATCACCACGGCCATCGAATACTACACCGACCATGGTGTTCGAACCGTGCTTGGTATGGAGTTCAACCGCGAGTATTACACCACCCCGCAGCGCTATTTGCTGAATGCTACATTTGACCAGCTAGGTCTAGATGAGGATGCGACGGAAAGCGACGTAATCAAGATGGGGTGGAAAGTGGCCATGAGTAAGGCCCTGGTGGTGCCGCCGGGTGATCCTGATGATGGGTTGCCGAACATCACTGCGGGCCAGTTCCAAGCGGCACCGCCAACCCCCTATATTGAAGAGCTGAAGATGATGGCCCAGCTGGTATCGGCACAATCAGGGGTGCCCGTGTCCTATTTGGGGTTCGCCTCGGATAACCCGCCCAGCGCCGACAGCATCCGCGCCACCGAATCCCGCCTGGTGCGCCGCACCGAACTCCGACAATTGGCGTTCGGCCGCCCACTGTGCCGCGATCTTGCCTACGTGTGCAAAGCCATCCTTGACGGCAGGCCGCCCGAATGGTCGTTTATTGCCTCTCTCGAAGCGAAATGGCTGGCGGCCGCCACCCCCACCCTGTCGGCGACCATGGACGCCATGACCAAAGCCGTTGCGGCTGAAATCACCCCGAAACATTCCGCCGTGGTGTGGGGCAGGGTTGGTTTCAGCCCAACCGAGCAGGAAATTATGCGGAAAGAACTCGCCGAACAAGCGGCCACCCAACGGGCTACGGCACTTGCCGGCGGGGCCACCACTATTGGTGACGCCACCGTGCTCGACCTGGCCAGGGCAAACCGAGAACCCGAAGAAACCCCCACCGAAACAGCCTCTGTTGGAAATGCCCCGCAGGAAAACACAACCGCTTCGCGGGGGGGGGCGGATGATCTCAAACAGCGCGCCGACGCCCTCGGCGTCATGATCCGCGCAGGTGTCGAACCCACAGTAGCTGCCGACTTGGCCGGCCTGCCCGGAATTCGATTCACCGGGGCAATCCCCGTATCACTGCGGGAGAAAACCTAAACAACACCCATGGGAGGGAGGTGCTGACTATGGCGCGAGACCTAGATGCTGAAGCCGACTACCAGCAGGCCATGGATAGCCTGCGGACCCTCGCTATACGGGATTTGGTGTCCTGGTGGAAACAAACCGAAACCCTCGGCTTCGCCGACGCCAAGCAGCTTATGGAAGAGCCCTTCCAGGCGATTATCGCAGCCTACGGGGAACAAGCCGCCTACGCCGCCGCCGATTATTTATTCCGCTCCCGCAGCCTCGATGATAACCTGAAAGGCCTGGAATACCCCGACGTGGCCGACCCCGCAGGGTTCGAACAAATCCTCGGCTCCTACGCCTGGGCACTAAACACCTCCCGCACCGCTACCGGCGATCTAGACCGGCAGCTAGTGCTACGGAAACTAGCTGGTATCACCAACCGGCTCGTACAGCAACCAGCCCGCGAAACCGTATACCAAGCCACCCGAAAAGCCGGCACCCGCTATGCCAGAGTGCCGGAACCCCACGCCTGCACCTTCTGCCTCCTGCTCGCCAGCCGCGGCGCAGTCTACAGCCAAGACACCGTGCTACGCACCGAAGCCGGCAAAAAATACCACGACAACTGCAAATGCCTCGGCATCGAAGTGCAAACCCCCGCCGACCTGCCGAAAATCAACCAAGAACTAGAACAAATCTATATAAAATCCGGCAAATACCCAGGCAACGACCAAGAGGCCTTCGCCGAAGCCATAGAACGCCACCGAAACCAAACACCCGACTGGGTACCACCAGATGCCATCAGATACCGGCGCGCAGTGGACATGTCGAAAGCTACAGTCAAGCGGAAAATCACCGCCAAAGAAGCCCTAGACATTGGCTTAGCGGATGACACAGCATGGCCCGAAAAAGAAGACCGAATCCGCAAATGGCTAGAAGATAACGGTGCGCAATCCGTCATCAAACTGAAAGAACTCGATAAAATACCTGGTGGTGCAGGGCTCAGGTTTAAAGAAAAAACTGGGATTTCAAATACTCCTGATGCCATTGTTGATGGGATTACCACGGAGATGAAATCCATCACCTCGAAAAGCGGAATTAATAACAGGGCCAGAAAAGGGAAAAAACAATCGAGCACGCTCATTTGCGATCTAAGGGAATCAATACATGATGAGAAAACTATCTTGGCTGATTTACGCAGGGCAGTAGACAATAATGGTGCATATCTTGATAGAATCGTAGTGATAACCGTGGAAAAAACCATTCTCTGGGAAAGGAGCTAGAAATGTCGTATGTCGCATCAATCATCATTCGAGGCGCTGCCGAAAGCCCCGAGGATGTCATCACCCAAGCCGAAAATTTAATTGCCTCAAATTTTTCTTCGGCGAAAAGGTTCCCGAGTGTCCGTGTCCTTTTAACTCCCCCCGAATTTAAACGTGATTTTGGGCTCGCCGAAATTGACGTTACCCAGTCTCGGGATTCAGACGCGCTGTCTCTCCTGAAGGAGATTTTCTTCTTCCTTTGCGAGAAGACAGATTGGGCCTTGGAACTCGATTGGGATGGCGCTGAAGACCTCAGTAGCGAATTCAGCGAATACATGCGCCGCCCCCGAGGGTCGTCTGATCCTGTGGTGTTCGACCCGTATTCCGATGAGGAACAGGACAATCCTTATTGGGAAAGGGAAGCCCAGCTAACCGCCGGCGCTTAAAACTATCATCCCCAGCAACCCGCGTTCTCCCCACGAGACCGCGGGTTTTCTCATACCCAAAAACACACGAATATGAAAGGAGCCCCCACAATGTTGAACAACCAGGAGGCACATGATGATTATACGACAGGTTCGATGATCGTACAGCAATCCCCTGAAGGTGAGCTGACAACCACATCGCTTATTATTGCCGAAGGGACGCAAGTCCAGCACGCCAGCGTTTTGCGAATTATCCGTGATAATGAAGAGGACTTTGAGGAATTCGGAAGGGTGCGATTTGAAATCCGACCCTTTGAAACTGCTGGTGGCATGCAAAATGGGGGTGGTAGCGAAAATGCTGGGGTTAGGGCAGAATCAACTATTCCGTGAGCTAAGAAATCTTGGTGTTTTAATCCCCCGCGGTGTAATGAAAAACACCCCATATCAAAAGCATATGCGATATTTCGATGTCAAAGCCCGCTGCTACGAAGGCCTAGATGGAGAAGAAAAAGTGTCGTACACAACCTATGTGCTTCCTAAGGGGATCAATTTCATCCGCCAAACACTTGGTCGCACCCGAATAGACCCATGCTCCCCGTACCTACCAAATAACCCCCACCAGGCTGGTGGGGGTTAATCATATGCATCACAGGAAAGGATTAATCACCCATGCCAACCAAAGCATTACCCATGCCCCCTTGGGTGCGAACCGTCGCCCCCGATATCCCCGCAGGTGGCGGCACGACTGATGCCGCCCAGGCGGATACCGCAACCCCGCAAGCCTCAGACCGCGAAAGTGAAACCCCCGGCGACAACAGCAGCGGCAATGATGATGAGGGTGACCTCGACCCCGAGCCGGGGCCGGCAGCTGATGCGACCGTGTGGAAAAAACACGCTCGTACTTGGGAAACCCGGGCTAAGGAAAATAAAAAAACCGCTGGCAGTCTTCAGGCCCAGCTTGATGCCGAAACAGGTAAAACTAAGAAGGCCGAGGAAGCCCTTGCTGAGGCGACCAAACGCCAACAGGCAGCCGAAGCCGCTGCCGCCCGCCTGGAACTCGCCCTGGAATTCGGCCTCAGCCGGAAAGAGGCCGAAACCTTCCTCCACGGCGATGCTGAAGCCATGCGCACCCAAGCGCAACTCCTGGCGGAACGCGCCGGGGCTGGGGCGTCGAAAAGCCGCCCCGCCACCTCGCCTCTCCAGGGCAAGGGCAAGGCCGGCTCCTCGAAAGAAAGCGACCGCAGCTGGGCGCGCCGCCTTATGGGCAAAACCAAAACCGAAAAATAAAGGATGTGAACTATCATGCAGCTCAACCCAATCCGTGAACCCCTGGGGGTCGATAACCGCAAGTGGTTAGGCAGCCGCCACGGCGTGGCTAATGCCCAAACCGTCACCATTGACGGGAAGAAGATTTCCGCTGTTGTGAAGGACAACGTTTTGCCTTCCGGTATCCCGCTGAAGCGTGGGGCTGGCGGTAAATATGAGCCAGTGACCGCGGTAGGTGACACCCTAGCTGGGTTCCTGCTCACTTCCCAGTCCGCCAAGCAGAAAGACGTGGATATCGTGGCCCCAATGCTCGACCACGGCCGCATCCGGGTGAAATATCTCCCCGAAGGCGTATTCGACATCACCACTCTCACCACCCCTAACCCCCTGTTCATTCTCACCCCGAAGGAAGGTGACTAATCATGCTATGGACCGAAGTCGTGCAGCCGCAGTCCCTGACTACCGTGGCCCGCGAAACCCTCGACGAGCGGGAACGCTCCAAAAATATCCTTGCCCAATTCCTCCCCAACCGTGTTGTTGACGACATCTCCGTAAGCCTATCCGCAACCACCAACGGCCTGGTTGAAGTAGCTGAATACCGCGCCTACGACGCCGAAACCCCCATCGGCGCCATGCCCGGCGGTAAGAAAATCTCCCTGGAGCTGCCGCCCCTGGGCCAGAAAATCCCCGTCAGCGAATACGACCAGCTCCGGGCCCGCGGCATCAACGCCCCAGCATCCGGTAAAGACCTGATCGGCCGAGCCACAATCACCGCAGCCCGGGCTGTCGCTGACCGGGTAGAGATGCTGCGCGGTGAGATTCTCACCACCGGTAAAGCCCTCATCAGCGAAAACCAGTTCAACGTGGAGCAGGATTTCGGCCGCGACCCCCGCCTCACCACCACCGTAGGCACCAAGTGGGACCAGTATGCCACTGCAACCCCGATCGAGGACTTGCAGGCCCAAGCAGAGGTTTATGCCAACCTCAGCGGTGAGGCCCCCGGCTACCTTTTGGTATCCCCCAAAGTCATCACCACCTTGATCCGATGCGAAGAAATCCGCAAAATGGCCGGCGGCGTGAACGGCATCCCCAGCATGGTGACCGTGGACTTCCTCCACAGCGTGCTTGCCTCTTTCGAGCTGCCGCCCCTTTTGCGATACGACCGGAAGATCCGCAAAGGCGGCGTGCTAAAACGGGTGATTGACGAAAAAATCGCCATCATGCTCCCCACCGTGGATGGTGAGGAATCCCCCCTAGGCCGCACGTTCTGGGGCACCACTCTTGAAGCCGTCGACCCGGCCTACGGCATCGCCGAAGAAGACCGCCCCGGCATCGTAGTTGGCGCCTACCAGGAAGACGACCCTAAGTCCACCTGGGTGCGGGCTAATGCTATCGGCATGCCCGTCGTCGGCGACGCTAACTACACCGCGGCCATGACCGTCCTCTAAGAGCAAGGAGAACACCCATGGCAACCATTCGTAGTGACCTTGAAACCTATGTGATTGCGCACGATGAAACCCAGGCCCATGTGCTCGCCCCAGGTGCGGAAGTGCCCGACGGCGTAACCATCCACTCCGACCTGCTAGAACCAGAACCTGAAGATCCCGAGGACTCGGGTGACGACGGGGCCGGTGGGGAGGACAAACCCCCCACCAGCCCGAAGACGAACCGCCGGAGTAGTCGTGCTCGCAAGTCTTGATGATGTTAAGACACGTATCCCCCATGTGGATTTCGACGAAGACCAAGCCCTAGGGCTACTGGAAGAAGCATCTGCCCTGGTTGAGGGGTACCTGCAAAAACCAGTGCCCGAGCCGGTGCCGGAAACCATCAAAATCGTGGTATCCCGCATGGTAGCCAGGGTCATTGAGGCCCCCAAGGAAACCGCCTTCCAGGAATCTATGCAAGTCACCGCGGGTCCTTTTAGCCAAAGCGCTAATTTCACCCATGGTGGTAGTGGCGGCGCCCCCTGGCTCACCACATCGGACAAAACCATGCTGGCCCCCTTCCGTAAGAAACGCCGCGGCATCTACTCCATCACCATGAGCTAACGAAAGGAGTGCGATGCCAGGCCTGCCAACAATCAAACGGTACCCGGTAACCCGGCTCCGCCGCTTCAAAACCGGCACCGATGAGCTCGGCAACCCCACCTACGGGCTCCAGGGCACCATCATCCATGTGGTGGGCTGGGCGAAACCCACCACCGCAGAACCTGAGCTAGCGGGCCACGCCCGCCGCACAGTCGCCATAAAAATGTATGCCCACCCCGGTGACTTTATCGAAACCGATATCGTCATCCTCACCCCAGGTGGCGAACGCCTAGAGGTTGTGGGCGAACCCGAAAACTACGAGTGTGGCCCCTTCGGTTGGGCCCCAGAATTGGAGGTGATTAATCTTGCTGGAATCGAATAAGCAATGGCTAGAAGTAACCCTTGGTGCTGAGGCAGACCAATCTGATTATGTCGAATGCGTAAGCCTATCCTTCGACGGCGGGTCCCTCATTTGTTTCGCTGATGGGGGTATGCGGCAAGTACGAGCCGCCTATTCGCCCACCGGATGGGCGAGCTGCAGGTGGGTGGATTACAGCGAAGTACGTGCCGAACAAGACCGCGCTCGGCGCAAGTGAGCAGGCTATGGCAAAGTACGTGCCGAACAAGGCCGCGCTGAAAGCACTGCTCAAAGACCCCATGACCCAAGGGATCGTAGTCGACCACGCCGAACGAGTAGCAGCTGCCGCGGGCGATGGGTTTGTCTCCTCCTACAAAATGGGCAAAACCCGCCACCGCTGCATCATCTACGCCGATACTTGGTCGGCTAAACGCCGAGAAGCCAGGGACAACATCCTCACCCGAGCCCTAGGCTAACCCGTCCTCCTTGGAAGGAGCCCCATGTGACCACCACCGCCACCACCACAGTGATTGCTGAGCTGGCGCGCCGGGTAGGGGTGCCGGTATCCAGCCGCATGCCTTCTACCCCGAAACCGCAGGCCTTCATTATTGTTTCCCGCATCGGCGGCGGCATGGAGGATTGGGCACTCCGCAACCCCAGGTTTTTAGTGGAGTGCTACGCCCACACCGAGCTAGACGCTGAAGCCCTGGCCGAAACGGCCTACGAAGCGTGGGCGCGGATGCGGTCCGCCAAAATCCAATCCACCACCATAGACACCCTCACCAGGTACGACGACCCCGACCCGAAGCTCTACCGTTTCCAATTCACCGGTGGCGTGCGGCTCCTGGCCCACTAGTATCCGGCCCCTGGTGCGGCAGCAGGGGACACCATCCTGCCGCAACCCCGTTTCCAACTTTCCTGATTTAGGAGAACCATCATGGCTATCAACATCCAAAACGCCTTCGTGGCCACCCCACCCATCGACGGCGGCGTTTACTTCAACGCCCCCGTTGGCACCCCGCTGCCGAAAACCGCCACCGAAGCCCTTAATCCAGCATTCGTCGATCACGGTGCCGTGGGCGAAGACGGCTTCAATAACACCCCCACCCGCGAAACCAGCACCGAAAAAATGTTCGGCGGCGACGATTGGGTGGATCTGCAAACCTCATACACCGAAACCGTCACCATCACCCTGCTAGAAGACGACAACGAACACGTTTTGAAGTCCTGCTTCGGCGACGCAAACGTCATCGAAAAAGCCGCCACCGACAAACACGGCCGGCAGCGCACCATCTATCACACCGCTGAACGCCTGCCACTAAAAAGCCACATCGTCAAAGCCGTCTCCGGCGAGAAAGCCAAGACGTTGGTTGTGCCTAACGGCCGGATCAGCACCGTGGAAAAAACCGCAGAGACCCACTCCGCATCCACGAAATACAACGTCACGATCACTGCTTTCAAGGGCCCCCAGGAATACAAATACGCCAACGTATTCGAACTCCGGGACGACGGCATGGTCGACCCCAACACCCCAGACCCCGACACCCAAGACAAGACCGTGACCCTCCCCGGCGGCGTTACAGGCGGCACCTTCACCCTCTCCGTCGACGGCCACGCCACCGCCGAACTAGCGTTTAACGCCACCGCCGACACCGTGCAGGCCGAGCTACGCAAACTCACAGGCGCCACCACCGCCACCGTCACCGGTAATGCTGGCGGGCCCTACACCATCAAAGATGTTACCGGGGCCCTCACCGCCGACGGCACCAAACTCACCGGTGGCGCGGGCACCACCATCACCGTAAACCCCTAAACCCCTCCCCGGTAACTCCGGGCGGCGGAGGGAACAACAACGGCGGCGGGGCTGTACCGCCGCCCCCGAAACCGGACACCCGCCGACGCGCTGTATCATTCGGGTGGGAAGACACCTCATCGAAAACCTACAACTGGGAAGAAACCCTCCAAAAAGTCGTGGCAGCAGGCGGCACCACCATCGACCTTGCGGTAGGCCGCCCCGAATGGTTACTTTCCCCCGAAGTGCCCTCAGACAGTGGGCTCACATCATCCCTATCAGCAGCCGAAGGCGACCCCATCGCAGGGATCATCAACACCGCCCGCGCAGCTGGTATCACAGGCATCTACCTCACCCTGGATGCTATGGCCACCACCACCCTGGCGAAACCCGAATACCAAGACCTCCGGGCAGTATCCAGAGACGGCACCATCCGAAACGATCTGGGCAGCGCCTACGCCCTCACCAAAGGACACATCGGTGACATGCTAGAGGCAGCTGCGCGGCACCTCGCGGCCCGCTACGGCAACCGCATCAAAGGCATCATCCTCACCGAAATCCACTGGGATTCCGGGTCATTTTCGGATAAAGACTTGGAGCTGTTCAAGCAAGACACCGGTGAGGTGGATTGGACCCGCCGCGGAGACGGCACCCCCCACGAGGGGCCCAAAGAGCTGGCGTGGTTCGGCGATAAAATGGCCGAAGTCGCAGGCCGCATCAAACGCGCTATCGGTAATGCCCAGCTGGTTTTTGACGTGCGAGTCAACTGGGCCAACCCGGTTGCTGGCCGGCCCGACAGCGGACACGACTATGCCAAACTACTGCGATACGCCGATCTGCTGCAGCCCTGGGCCTATTTCGACGCTGGGCAGGCTGGAAAAGCTGCGCCCCTGGTGGAGGCCCTGACTGCACAATGGCCGGGCAAGATCCGCCCCTCCATTGGGTTGTGGGGTGCGGGCGGCACCACCATCCCCGCAACCGACCTGGACACGGCTATTACCTCACTACGCGACCAACTGTGGCTGCAAGTCACGCCAGCATCAAAGCTCACCGCTGCCCACTGGCAGGTGCTGAAAAACTGGCGCTAACCACGCCGAAAAAGGGGTCGTGGGCAAAACCCCGTTGCTGCCCGCGGCCCCTCCCACCCTCTATCTATTAACCACACCTAAGGAGCCATCATGGCATTCGATATCTCTGGATTCGATAACATTGAATTCAACATCCCTGCAGGCAAAGACAAAAAAGTTACCATCACTATCCCACCGGTTGACTGCCTGTATCCCACAGACGTCACCGCCATCCAAAACGAAGCCGAAAAACAACATATCGGCAACGACTCCGTTGAAATCACGCGGCTCTTCCTACTCCATTTCAACAACACCCAGGCGAAGAAGGACGCCATCAACAAACTAGTACAACGCCAGCTGGTGGAAATCGACCGCATCTGGGGCCAGGAATCAGGTATCCAGCTGGGGGAATCCTTGCCCTCCACCGGTACGCCTTCGGGGGAGACCCCGAGCTCACCGACGCCCTCCGAGTAGACCTCCTCCATATCGGATACTCACTCAGCAACGTAGGGCGCGCCTACCGGTGGAGCGACCTTAAGGCATTCCTCAAACACCTACCAGCCACATCCCACCTCCACACCTACCTCAACCCCGCAGCCGCCGAAGCCGCCGCCTGGGTGACACCCACCAACCAAATCCTTGGCGCACTCTTCGACCAACAGTACATCCTGGCCCTGGCCCGCGCCGGGAAAAACACGGGTGGTGTTGGGGGTCTTATTCAGCAGACCATCGAGGGGATTGAGGCATCTCACCAGCAGGTGAGCCGGCCGCATAGGCGGGAACTGACCGCCGCGGAGATCAGGCAGAAAGTCAAGGAAAGGCACCACATCTAAATCTAACTCTGAAGGAGGGGATTTTTCATGGGCGCAGAGCTCGGCACCGGCTACATCTCGATCATCCCCGAGGTGAGTAAAATCAGCCCCACCATCGCCAAAGCGTTGGGGGGTGTGGAAAGCGAAGCCGAGCGCCGCGGCGGCTCGTGGGGAAGCAAGCTCGCCGCTGGCGTGGGCAAGACGCTGAAAGCCGGGGCGCTCGCCACCGGTGTGGCGGCAGGTGGGCTTATCGGTACCGCCATGGCCAAAGGCATGGGCCGCCTCACCGCTATCGAAAACGCCCAACAGAAACTCCTCGGCCTAGGCAACGACACCAAGACCGTTGCCGGGGTCATGAACGATGCGCTTTCCTCAGTGAAAGGCACCGCCTTTGGACTGGGGGAGGCGGCATCCACCGCCGCAGGCCTGGTTGCCGCCGGCATTAAACCCGGCCAGCAGCTGGAAACCACCCTGAAAACCGTGGGTGACACGGCTGCCATTGCCGGCCGGAGCATGCAAGATGTCGGCGTTATCTTCGGGTCGATTGCCGCCCGCGGTAAACTCCAGGGCGACGACATGCTCCAACTCATGGCGTCGGGCATTCCCGTACTCCAGCTGCTCGCCAAAGAGACCGGGAAAACCTCCGCCGAAATCTCGGACATGGTTTCCAAAGGCAAGATCGACTTCGAAACCTTCGAAAAAGCCATGCGTGCCGGCATGGGCGGGTCCGCCCTGAAAATGGGCGAATCCTTCACAGGCGCCGCCGCCAATGCCCAGGCAGCCCTGGGCCGCCTGGGCGCTACCGCCCTGAAACCATTCTTCGGCCTGGCGAAGGACGGCCTGGTGGTCGCCACCCGCGCCATCGACGGGCTGGAAACCAAAATCAAGCCGGTTGCAGCCGATATTGACACCTTCCTCCAGCAGCGCCTAGTGCCAGGGCTCAAAGACGCCAAGAGCGCTGTGGCGAATTTTATGCAGTCCGATCAGGGCAAAGGCATGCTTACCGGCGTCCAGGCGGCCTTCACCGATGTGCTTGATGCAGGTAAAGCCTTGGCGCCCGTGGTATCCACCGTGGCTACTGCTCTGGGGCAGGCATCCGCAGCCCTCGGCGTTAGCACCTGGAATATTTTCCTCGGTACTTTGCATGCAGCATCCGGTGTGCTCGTTGCCCTGGCCCCGTCCCTCCAGTCTGTTGCTGACCTGCTGAAAGCCCACCCAGGGTTATTGGCGGCCGCCATGGCAGGCTGGACAGCGTTCCGAACCGTGCCCGGTATCGTTGGCGGTATCACCACCACCGTAGGCCAGTACACGTCCAAGCTGTCCGAGATGCGGGGACACGTGTCTAGCCTGTCTGAAATGCGGGGACAAATATCCAGCATCCAAAAGTTCTACAGGGACGCTGGTGTGGAAATGGACCGGGTCGGGGCAACCACACACTACCTGACCGGCGAGCAAAGCGGTTTGGCTGCCGCCGTGCTTAAGGCCGAGGCCGCATTCCAGCAGGGCTCCCCGGCCTTGAAAACATTTGCGGAAAAGCACACCGAGGCAGCCCACACCGCACGCGCTGCCCTGGGCTCGATCGGTGACGCAGCTGTTGGTGTGGCCCGTGGCGGGTTCTCCCTGCTGAAATCCGGCGCCGAAGGCCTACTGGGTGCCCTCGGTGGGCCTTGGGGTCTGGCGCTCACCGGTGCCGCCGCGGCCCTTACCCTGTTTGCCAGCGAAAACGAAAAGGCAGCTAAGGCTGAACAGCAGCACAAGAACAATGTTGATGACCTTAAGAACTCCTTGAACGGTATTGAGGAGGCAGCCACCAGGTCGGTGATGGTACAGCGCGCATCCAGCGAAGGCCTGATAGACCTGGCCAGCAAGGCAGGTATCGCATCCAGCACTGTGGTGGATGCGATGATGGGGCAGGCCTCCGGCCTGGAAGCCATCCAAGGCAAGGCCGAATCCATTGTCACTGCGTTCATGCATGCCCACCCCCAGCTGCAGCAAGCTAAAATCTCCGCCGACGACCTGGAAGCTGCTCTCAACGGCAACAAGGATGCGGCTCTTGGCGTGGCCACCGCCCTCGCTGATCTCAATGGTGGCAGCACCACCGCTAAGGAGCACGCCGCCGAATCCTTTGCGAAATGGAAAGAGGGGCTGACTGATGCCGACCAGGCGACGCTGAAGCTCGCCGAGTCCACCCGGGGCGCCAACAACGATCTGGAAGAGGCAACCAGGCAGCATGAAGCCGAAGCTGCCGCCATGACGAATGCCGCTAAGGAAGCCGATGCGGCGGCTCAGATCTACTCAATCCTGGGCGATAAGATCAAATCGATCCCGGATGATAAAACTATCAAAGTTGAATCGGATGCGATCACCGATGAAACCAAACAAAAGCTGGAAGCCATGGGGGCGAAAGTCTCCGAGCCCTTCGAGGGGCAGGTGACTATCGATTTCCCCGACGCTTTCTCCATCATTTCCCTGCTGGATCAGATGGGGGTCAAGCTCTCCAGCCTCGATGGCTATATCCATATTGATAACGCCGAGGTGCCCGGCACCATCGAAAAACTCGATGCTCTAGGGTTGAAAACGAAAACCCTACCCGGCGGGAAAGTCGTCATCGACTCCAACGACCCAGATGTCAAAACCCGCATGCTCGACCTGGGCATCCTGGTCAAAGACAAACGCACCGGTGAAGTCAAAATCAACGACAATGTGAATGACGTCATCAAACGTATCCATGGGTTGAACGGCCAAAATACTGCATCTAAGCACACCATTGTGGTGGAAAACGTGTACACGAATGTGGGCGGGAATCGGTATCTTCACCCTGATGTCGCATCAGCACGCAACGCCGCAGGTGGTGTCGTAGGGCTCGCCGCCGGCGGCTTGTTCGGCACCCCGGCAGGGTACCGGCTGCCCCTCTCCGGGCCCGGCACCACCGAAATCGACGGTTTCCAGGGCGTCGATAGGCAAGGCAGGCCCACAGCCCGGGTTGATGCTGGGGAATGGGTTATCAACCGCAGGTCATCGGCCAAGCACCATAATCTGCTGCGGGCCATCAACGATGATTCCCCCAAGCTCAATAAGATCCTAGGGGGCGTGCAGGCTCTGGCTGATGGTGGGGTCGTCACCCCCGGCCAGCTCCTGCGGTTCGCCAAAGGTGAAACCGTCAACGGTAAGAAGGCCCCGCGGTCTCTCGAAGGCGCACCGTATGTTTTCGGCGGTGGGCTACTCGCTAACTGGGGCGATTGCAGCGGTGCGATGAGTGGCCTGGCAGCACTAGCTGTGGGATGGCCACTCGACGGCCGTAAGTTCGCCACCGGGGATGAAGGCCCCGTGCTGGCCCGCATGGGGTTCAGCACCGGCCTGGGCAGCGGCGGCCCTAGGTTTTCCATTGGCTGGCTTAATGGCGGCCCCGCCGGTGGGCACACCTCAGGTACTGTTCATTTCGCTGACGGCCAAGCTGTCAACGTCGAAATGGGTGGCGGGCGTGGTAACGGTCAAATCGGCGGTGGGGCGGCACCAGCCTCCCACCCCCAATACACCAACCACGCTTACCTGCCGCTTATTGCCGGGCAGATCGTCACCATCAACGGCAAAGACTATGATCCTGCCGACTTTTTGAACCTTGGGGATGACATCGAGTCCACCTCCGTGGATGGGGTGAAAACCAGCCGCGGTAACGTTTCGTGGGGCAAAGCCCAGTCCTTGTTTGACCAGGCCAAAAAGTATGTGCAGTACGGGCCGAAGTTCGACACCGGCGGCCGGTGGCCATCCGGTGTTCGAGGACGGAACGAATCCGGCGCCGACGAATTGGTTTTGACGAACCAGCAGTGGCGGCACCAATCGGCCATTGCCAGGGCCCTACCTGAAATTGGGAAACAGAACGCTACTGCGGCGAAAATCCTCATGGCGGCAGGCGAAAAATTCGACCAAGCTGCTGGGGAAATCTCTACCGCGGCAAAGCTCTTCGCCCACGACGCTGAAGACGTTCGGGTGGTCGTGCAAGCCGAAGGCCGCCATTTCGGTGGCGGCTGGTTGGATTCCGCCGAAGTTGTGAGGGATGCCGAAAAGGGG